CCCAACCTGGAGGCCAAAACGTATGAAGCTTTTGCTGCGTACGCTGAGCCTCGTATGGAGATTGTTGAAAGCGTTTCGCTTTTACGAGTTCCTGCGAGACCACTTCGACGACCTGAAGTAGTAGTCGTTTTTGTGGGGAAAAGCCCGTTTCAGTTTCGGCTGAGACGGGTTTTTTTTGCCTTTAAAAACTGTCAAAAATAAGATTTTCAATCATTCATTTCTTGAAGTCTTGTAGGGCATTTCGTCGGCATCTGTAGGTATCATCCGAAGACTCTGAATATACTGGTTATGCGTACAGTATTATTCGCATGGGAAACTGAATCGATGAAAAGCTCAATCACTGTCACATCTGTCGCACAGCCTAAAGACCTAACGCACTGGCAGGCGATGCTCGCCGATAGATCCGCGCTTTTCGCTCGACCAGGTGCTCACCACAAAGCACTCCTGACCGGAGCCCGCACCCTATACACAAATAAGGTGATTGATAGCGACGACCTCTGCGATCTGCTTGAGTTGGCGGATGGGGCGCTAGCCTTTGCGGTGGAATCGATGCTCGACATCAATAGCGATGAGTAGGCAGTGACGAGTCACCTCGTCTCTACAGTCCATTTCTCATTCAGGTTCGAATCATGAGTGTCACCATCCTTGGCCCGTTGTCGGCGGGCGGCGAAACGCTCCCGCTTTACTCGTTCCGTATACCGGCGGGTTTTCCGTCCCCAGCTGCCGACCACATCGAAAAGCATATCTCCCTGGACGAGCTGTTCGATATCCGAGCGCCGCACGTCTACCTTGCCAAGATCGAGGGCGACAGCATGCAAGGCGCGGGAATATTTTGCGGCGATCTGGTCATCGTCAATCGCAGCCTCAATGCCGAACACGGCGATATTGTCATCGCCGGCCTCAACGCCGAACCTATCTGCAAACGCCTACACCGCCGCGACGACGTGGTCATGCTGCTATCGGCAAATAGCAAATATCCGCCGCGCTACGTGATGGAGGGTGATGAGTTGGTGATTTGGGGTGTAGTGACCTATAGCGTGCGCGACCATGGCAGGTCGTGAGCAGGTCTTCGCCCTCATTGACTGCAACAGCTTCTACGCAAGCTGCGAGCGAGTCTTTCGCCCTGATCTAGCCAAGACCCCCATCGTCGTTCTGAGCAACAACGATGGGTGCGTTATTGCCCGCAGCTACGACGCCAAACCCTTCGTGAAAATGGGCGCGCCGTACTTTCAAATCAAAGACGTGTTGCGGCAACACGGCGTGCAGGTCTTCAGCAGCAACTACGCGTTGTATGGCGACATGAGCGAACGCGTGATGACAATCATCGAGTCCTTGGTGCCCGCCGTTGAGGTCTACAGCATTGATGAGGCGTTCGACGATTTGACCGGCATACCCGGGGATCTGACTGCATTCGGCAGAACGATTCGCGCGACTGTCTACAAGGGGACGGGCATCCCGGTAGGCGTCGGCATCGCTCCAACAAAAACCCTGGCGAAACTCGCTAACTACACTGCAAAGCGGCTGCAAGCCCACACTGGCGGCGTGGTGGATATCTGCGATCCCGTGAAAAGGGATTGGGTGCTGCGTAACACCGATGCCGGTGAAGTCTGGGGCGTCGGGCGCCGGATGAAAGCTCACCTTGAGACCATGAACATCAAAACCGCGATGGATCTGGCCAAGGCTGATCCTTGGACGCTTCGACAGAAATTCAGCGTAGTGATCGAGAAAACCGCGCGTGAGCTCACTGGCACCTCGTGCCTGGAGCTCGCCGAGGCCGAGCCAGCCAAGCAAGAGATCTGCAGTAGCCGTATGTTCGGCAAACGCCTGACCACCATGGAGCCGATTAAGGAAGCGGTGGCCACCTATGTGGAAAGGGCAGCCGAAAAGCTGCGCGCGCAAAATTCACTGTGCAAGAAAATCCGCGTCAGCATCCGCACGGGCATGTTCAACCCCGAGGAAGCGAAGTATGCCAATGGCGCGCTGGTTGAACTGCCATACCCCACCAACGACGTGCGGCTGCTGACCAAGGCGGCGGTGGAGGCGGTCAATCGCCTGTTTCGTCCTGGCTTCAAATACAGCAAAGCAGAGATCCTGCTGATGGACTTGCGGCAACCGGGTGAGTTCACCGATGACCTGTTCGCCCAGTCCCAGCCAGCTGTGGCGGAAAAGCTCATGGAGGTTTTGGACGAGATCAATCAGCGCTGGGGCAGGGGGACGTTACGCGCTGGCAGCGTGCCGGCGACTCCTGAATGGGGGATGCGAAGAGAAATGATGAGTCAGAGCTTCACGACGCGTCTCGACCAACTTTGGAGGATCCGGTGCAAGTAGGGCAATTTGGAACTGGCTCGAATGACGCGAAGCGTAAAGGTGCAGATGATCTCAATGTGCTAGTATTGTGTAAAAAACGGACTGGGGAAGAGCTTGATGGTGTTTGAAATGGATTTGCACGCATTTTTAATAGATGCAGGTATTGAGCAGGAAGAGTGGAATAGATCTGGAGCAGATTGGAAAAAGTTATGTTTAATCGCAAAAGATTTTACCGAACAAATTCCCGCCCTAACTAGTGCCGCTGAGCAAATATCATCTCGAATCCGGACGTTTCCAGGTGTTCACTCTGTTCGCTGGCGTATTAAGGACGCAACTCACCTACTGAAGAAAATAGTCCGAAAGAAACTGGAGATGCCAATTCAGGAGAAATGGGACAGTATAAGTGTTGAAAATTATCTCGACGTTGTAACTGATTTGATTGGTGTTAGAGCGCTTCATCTTTTTAAGGATGAGTGTGTTGAAATAGATTTCTCTATCTGTGCTGTATGGGATACTTGCGAGCCAGTCGTAATGTACCTTCGCAAAGGGGATGAGCCGATAGCTGTAATTATTGAGAGAGGGGGAGTGCCTAAGGAGCACAATGCCGGATATCGGTCTATACATTATATCGTGCGAAGCCAGCCCGAAAAGAAAGTTTTAAAAGCCGAAATTCAAGTGAGAACTATATTTCAGGAAGGGTGGAGTGAGATTGATCATCGCGTAAGGTATCCCGATTACTCTGATAATGAACATGTTAAATTTTTCCTTGATATGTTTAATGGTCTTGCGGGAAGCGCTGATGAGATGGGTTCTTTCGTTAAAAAACTAACTAAGCTGTTGAGCGAAGTCGAAGAGCAGAAAACGCAAGCTGTGGATGCCGTTAAAGGGAGAGAGCAGGCGCTAGCTGAACGCGATGCGGCGATGATCGATATTGAGGAAAGGCTGAATGAGTTCGATCAGCTGAAAAAGCAGGACGCTAAATCTCAGGAAATTATTAAGAAATTAAAAGATGACATTTTGAGGTTGAGATCTAGCCAGCATGCGGCAAATATATGGGGGGTTCCTATTGATGATTTTATTCCTTCATTCGTAACCGATGCTGGGAGTGCAAAGAAAGGAAAAAACACTCAGGGAAAATGGGATAGCTCTAAAGAGTCAGGGGATTTGGCGAGCTTAATTGCAAATGCTAATTTTTTAGAAATCATTTCTAAAAAGAAAATAGAGTAGATTGGAAGTTTTAATATCTGTATCCGATGCCACCTCAGTTTCAAAGAGGCGGCATTTGGTGCGCTAAGCCCCTGAAGTTAATCCCCGGGCAATCCACTCCGCCACCTGCGTAACAACGGCATTTCCGGCACCGAAAGCCTCTGCAAGGTTGGCCGCATCCAGTCCGAGGCAAAACCCATCATCCTCAGCCGCTCGCTGCCGCTCAGCCATCTGATCCCATCCGTTCGCGTGAGCGACGAGAGTGGTACAGCCCATAGCGATCTGAGAGGCGGCTCTGTCCGCGAGTAGAGTATTGGCAGCCCAGGCATCCGCTGGGCGTGGCCAGTGCTGCGATTGAGACGCTGGAGGTATTGCGTCCACTGGCGCGGCGTCAGCCAGGAACTCGAAGGGGGGCATTTGTCGATAACCGGCGACCAGGAATATGCGGCGACGTTGCTGGGGGACTCCGAAATATTGAGCATTAAGCACTCGCCAAAATCCCACATACCCGCAGTCCGCAAGGGCCCGGATGACTGTTTCAAAGTCGTGGCTATCGTTGACAGCGAGCAGGTTAACGACGTTCTCAAGCACCACCCAGCGAGGTTGAATTTCCTTGAGGATTCGTATGACTTCCCAAAACAATCCGCTGCGCTCGCCGCGCAGTCCGCGGGTGTCTCGGTTGCTTTCTCGGGCGCCGGCGATGCTGATGTCCTGACAGGGGAAGCCTGCCGTGAGGACGTCGACGGAGCAGAGGTTGTGGGCGCCGCAGTGGCGTACGTCTTCAAACTGCTGTGCATGGGGAAATCGATCGGCAAGCACAGCCCGGTTGATGGGGTTGAGTTCAACTTGCCAGGCGCTGCGGTAACCCGCGTTTTCAAATCCGAAATCAAAGCCTCCTATGCCTGCGAACAGGCTGCCAAGGGTGGGTTGGGGCATTCAGGAACTCGTTGTTCTGGATGCTCGCGGCACGCTGGGGGGAGGCTCGGGGCCTTCAGGTGGTTGAGTGTCCGGCAACGCGGGCACTTGATCTGTAATTCAGTGAAACCGCTGGCAGCGGCGAGTTTGCGGCAGCAGTGGCCGCAACGTATGTCCTGCATGCAATCGTCCTTGATGGGTCATGGTTTTTCTCGTTGTAGCTTTTTCCATTCGCGATCTGCCGTACGTTTGGCTGTGCCCTCAGTGGCGTACAGCCAACGTAAGCGTTTTGGCTTGCGCTGTTCGCCAGTCGTTACCGGCTTCTGCGCTCCGGCCTTCTTGTCTCGGTAGTACGCGATGACGCCTGTGAATTCGTCTTTGTTCTCCTCGGCCAACTCCTCAACCGTGTCTTCCGGTAACTTGCTCTCAAGCTCAAGGCTGACGGTGTAGCCGCTGTCCGCGCTGAGGGAGTGCTGCACGTTGCCGCCATACCAGATGATTTCGTCGATCTCAGGTTTCACACCTTCAAGCGTGTAGGTCAGTTCCGGGATCAGATCGGGTCGGCCGATGGCAAGCGTGTAGCTGAGCGTCGCGCTGCCGCGTTGAAGTCGGTTGAATTCGGCGCGGGCGGCGCGTAGGGCCGATTGCCGATCGCTATAGGTGTGGCGCAAATCCTTGAGGTTTTCGCCGCCACCCGCGATTGCGTGCTGCTTTTCGGCGCTGTTCACGTCGTAGAAATAGGCGCGTACGCCGTCGTAACTGTCGCGGTCGGCTTGCAGGTAGCGGTGTTGGTCGCCGTCGGCGCGAGTCAGGGTGATGTGGGGCAGATCGGCACCGCTGGCGGTCTTGCCGCCGCCGGCCGGCAGACACAACAGGCAGCCAGCCTTGACGGTGACGACGGCATCGAATTCTTCGCCTATACGGCTGATCAGATTGGCGTCGGATTCGTTAGCCTGGTCGAGCTGCAGGATGGGGAGGCCATCGAGTGAGCCGGCGACGTTACTGGTCAGGCCATTGCCTACGGCGACATCACCCAGTACGCCGCCGAGGGTGGTGTTGCTCCAACTGCGTTCGCGCTTGGTCTTCAGAGTCTTACGTAGATCGGCGGATCGAGCGCGAATGGTCAGTACATCGGGTGCGCCGAGGTGTTCGGTTTCGTCGACGGTGTAGATACCTTTGTCGATCAGGCCGGTGTCGCTCCAGCCCAGCCACAACCGGATAAGTGCGCCTGTGGGAGGGATGGCCAGCAGGCCGTCATGATCGCTGAGGGTGATGCTGAGCTGATCGGCTTCGATGCCGCGGTTGTCGGTGAGGTCCAGACTCATCAGGCGCGGGCTGATCATCTGGGCGATGTCGTTGCCGTCTACAGTGATGCGGAACGCCGGCACTGGATACGCGGCTTCGCTCTGGTAACGTGAAAGTGCCTTGTCCAGATAACCGGTGACGCGGGAGAGGGCGACGTCGATCACAGCAGTGCCCTCATGATGCTGATGCCCACGCTGGTCCCGGTGCCGATCAGATCGATACGGTCGTCATCGATGCGCTTGAGGCTCACCGTGAATTCAATACGCCGGGGTGTGCCGTCACGGAAAAACAGGGTCTTGGTTTCGCTCAGGCTTTCGATGATCCACAAGCCGTAGATCCGTCCGCTGCCTTCGACCATCGGCCAAGCTTTACCGGTGTTGGCCATCAGCCGCAGTGCATCGAGGCTGAGCGCGCTGCCGGCGAGTTCCGGCAGGATAACGCCGGGCAGGGTGATCGAGTCGTCACCTCGACCCAAAAACTGCCGAGCCGGTGCCGAGCCGACACGGTTGCTGCTCGCGTGGCGCCATTCGGTCTGGCGTTGCAGAGCTTGGTAAGCAGCGGTCGAGAGACTGAAGACGAACATGCCCAAGGCAAGCATCATGGGCGTTACTCCAGATCGGCCAAACTGCTGCGTTGACGGGCTTCTTTCTCGTACTGGATGCGGGTCATCTCGGCGCGTACCGCACGACCAATCGCCAACGGATCCATGCCTGGGGCAGCGTGGACGTTGATCTCGTAGCTATCGTGGCTGTCGCGAATCGATGGCGATGTAGGTTTAAGCGGAGATCGGTTGTCAACGGTCAGCGAATGGTTTCTCGCGCCCGGCGTAAAGCTGATCGCTTTGGTTGTGTCGTTGAGTCGCTGAGTCAACCGGCTCAGCACGCCGATCGGTTGACGCCGATGACGCTCCAGTCCTTGAGTGAGGCCGGCCATGGTGAAACCGCCCAACTCGGCGAAGACGCGGGAAGGGCTGTTGATACCGAGCTTTTCCTTGAACCAGCCAATGGTGGAGTCGCCGATATCGCCTATGACATTTCTCAGCTCGCCGATGCCGGCCTTCAGCCCTTTAACCAGCCCGTCGATAATCATCCCGCCGAACTCGGTAAACCGACCGGGCAGCTCAATGCCGAGGTATTTCATGACGGCCGCGAAGGCCTGATAAAGTAAACCCACGGGGCTGAAGTTGATCAGGGTCTTGAGGATGCCGGTCGTGCCACCGTTGAAACCTGCTTTGATCTCTTTCCAGGCATCGGTGAAGTAGAGCTTCACGGCGTCCCAGTTTTCATAGAGCAGATAGGCGGCGCCGGCAATAGCGGTGATGGCCAAGCCGATGGGATTCAACATCAGCGCGCGCCCTATCAGCAGCATCGCTTTACCCAGAAACGGCAATACCTTGCGGCCAAGGCTCCACAACAGGCTGATCAGGCTGGGCAGGCGAATCCCCAAGCTCAGGAACATGAGTCGTAACGCCACAAAGGGCAGCATGACACCGGCAACCGTCACCATCAGGCCGCCGAGTACCACCGCTAGCCCCGCGATGATTGCTAAGGTTTTTACAATGGCGGCCGCCAGTTCTGGATGCTCGGCAGCCCAGCTTTTTACACCGCGAATAACCTCCGTGAGGGATTGGATCAGCGACCGTAAAGGCCCGTCCTGCTGATCCTGCAATTCAATTCCCAGATCCTGCCAGGCACTGCCTAGCGTCGTCAGGTCGCCTTTCAAATTGTCAGCCATGACTTTGGCGGTGCGAGCTGCCTCGCCTTGGCTTTCACGCAGGCTCGCAATCAGTTTTTGCAGCTCGCCATTGCCGGCCTGGTCCACCAATTGGGCCATGCCTTTGACGGCTTCTTCACCGGCAATGGCCTTGAACAGCCCACCTTTTTTCGCAGTGCCCAGGTCTTTGGTTTTGTCGTGAATCTCTTTGAGGATGTCCGGCATTTTCCGCAAGTTGCCGTGAGCATCCGCAGTGCGGATCTGCAATTGTGCGAGTGCTTTTTCTGCAGCTTTGGGCGGCGCTGCCAAGCGGTTCATGATCGAACTCAGGGCCGTGCCGCCCATGCTGCCTTGCAAACCAGCATCACCCAATTTGCCCGCCATCGCGGCGGCGGTTTCCAGCTCGACGCCGTAGGTCTTGGCCATCGGTGCGGCGTATTTCATGGTTTCGCCGAGCATCTGCAAATTGGTGTTGGAGCGGGTAAACGTGCCGACGAGTACGTCGCCCAGTTTGCTCATGTGCTCGGCATCCATGCCGAGTCCGGAGAGGATGTTTGAAGCGATATCGGCGGTTTGGGCCAATTCAGTCCCGCCGGCAGAGGCGAGATCGAGCATGCCGGGCATGGCGGCTTTGATGGCTTTCGGCTGGAAGCCGGCCATGCCCAGAAAACCCTGAGCATCGGCGGTTTGGCCGGCAGTGAATTGCGTGGAACTGCCCAACCCACGCGCCTGCTTGCGCAGATCCGATAGCTCGACAGCGTTTTGATCGAGGCGGGTGATCGCTTGCACCTTGCTCATGCTGGCGTCGAAGTCGATGCCGGGCATGATCATCTTTGCGCCGGCATACAGCGCCGCGCCTCCGCTCGCGGCCGCTGCCGTGCCTTTTCCAGCCATTGAACTGGCGACATCTCGCTGATTTTGTAGTGCGGCGCGGTCCGCCGCCAGCCTGCGCTGTTGAGCTGCCAATGCCGCCAAACGTCGGGTCTGCTCGGCGATGCTTTGATTAGTAGCATCGGTTTGCTCACGCAGGCGACGTTCGTGCTGGCTGAGATTTTTGGTGCTGAGACCGGCGTCGTGCAGCCGAGTACGAAGTCGCTGTAGCTGCTCGCTGTTGTGCTGGTGTTGTTGCTTGAGCTTCTGAGCTTCACGGACAGCATTGCGCAAATCTTGCGTCATGGCCTTGGTTGGCGTACCAGTGGCGGCCATTTGTTGACTTAACGTTCTGACTTTGTTGCGTGCTGTTTGCAGCGCCTGAGCCGCCATCTCGGCCGCCGCACGTTGCGAGCGCCAGGCGCTCACATCCTTCTGCTGTGAGTTGAGTTGCTTGAGCTTTTCGCGGGTCTCCTTCAAGGCCCGGGCTGCGCCGATACTGCTGTTGTTGATTGCCCTCAGTGGCCGAGAGGCCTGATCGATGGCACTCAGCAGTACGCGCAACTTCAGATCATTCGCCATCGACGACACTCCGCAACCTAGCGCGCTCGCGCCAGTCCATCAACTCTTGCAGGCCCAGCGCATCCATGTCCGCTGGCGCCCAATGAAAGATCACCGCCAAGTCAGCCATGGCGTCCTCTACGCAACGAGGCAGACATCCGTCTTCACCGACTTCTGCAACAAAAAAGCGGAAATCTTGCTGCCACAGGCCAGCAGGTCCGCCGGATCCATGCCGGCGGCTTCCGGCGCCGTGATGCTTGGCGACGTGATGCGCGGCAGGATCTTGATCAGGGTTGCCACGTCCATGTTCAGCAACTCGATCAACTGAACTCCGCGCAGTTCGCCCGATTGGGGTTTGCGCAGACTGAGCGTAGTGATCGTGTTCTTTCCTCTATTAATTGGCGTATCAAGTGGGATAAGACAGTCTTGATCTGTGTAGCGTTGCGGCTCGGAAGGGTCGTGAGAGGCGTGGGGCATGGTTCAGCTCCTTAAGTGGGTTAAGCCACTATGGCACCGAAGTCCTAGCTTGAGAAAGAGCACGAGCTTGTTGTAATGTGAATTACAAGCTCGTGCGAGATGACACTAATAGTCTTCTTTGTGGTAGCTGAAATTTGTGTAGTTAGAGGTGTCGCACGCTCCTCGATGGAACGGTACGTTATTAGGGTTGAAGCTGTTTTCTACTGAGAAAAATCCACAAGTTACTCCGTATTTTTGAGTGAGTTTTTCAGCAAATTTTTGCGTCATTACTTCTCGTTCTCGTAAATCTCTAGTAGTGCTAAATTTTTGTATATTTACTAAATATTTTCCATTTTTTGTTATTCGAACGTGTCTCGTAGTCAAAAAAGCTCTTGTAACAATATGGGTGTTATCTGTAAGCCATAGCCAGCAGCCACCTCTTTCTCTTTGCGATGATAAAGGCGTTGCGCTATCGATTTCTTGAACAAATCTATCAGCAGTATTCAGGATTTCAGTTCTTACATCGTCAGCCACTTTCAGGTAAGAGCTGATATCGACTTTGGAGGCGGCGAGGATTTGATCCAGCTTTCTCGGATCCTTTAGGGAGCTTAGGGACTCAATTTCGTCGAGTGCCATAATGAAGGAAAAGTGATTTTGGGGGATGTCGCCTCTGTCATATTTCATCAATATGTCACGTTCTATTTTATTTGCTTGTTTAGTACTTTTTACAATGATGCCTATGCCGCTTAGCATTGGGTCGTCTAAATCAAGCCCTTCAAAATCATCCATCTGTAGTGTTTCACCTGACTCATAAAGCTGCCCGTCGCGGAGAGGCCAGCGCCACTCGCGTTCATGAGTCCAGTCAGAAGTTTTTTCTTCAGTTTGAAAGTGTGAAACAAATCGATATTGTTCTAGAAGAGGGAGCTGATCAGTATCAATGAAACGCCTGCCATGATCGTCATGACTTATTCGGGGAGGCTCTTCAAGTCCATATATAGCAGGTCTTGCTCCCATTCTTTGAAGTTTTGATTTTATGAAAACAAGCCCATATGGGCTCATCGCCTCGGCTTTTTGAGATCTTGCGGTGCCTGCCTCAATGAATGCGGGTATAGGCATATCAGTAAAACACACAGCGCTATCATTTCCATAGATGGTGTGTTCCCCTTTTCGATGAGACCAGCCAGCCCACAGTTTTCCATATCGAAGTGCGTTTCTTAACAAGAAAAACGGCGAGAGTGGTCTTTCCCTGACTTCATCACTGTCCCATTCGAATAATTCGGGAAGCCGTGGGCAGTTATCGCTTTCCTCGTCAATGCTGCGGAAAAAATGTATTAGATTTTGCGATAGATCATACCGATTATTATTTGTGAACACAGTCTATCCCTGATAGTGAAACTGCTAGCATAATGCATAGAGGAGTGCTGGTACACCTATATACCTAATGCATTACGTTGCTTTTCGAGCATGTCCACACCGTTCACGTTCTCGATGAAATTGAGCAGATCGATCTCGATGATTTCTTCGTTATCGACGATGAGCTTGTAGTAGGAGCAGGTCGTGGTGATGCTGTGTTCGGTGTCTTCGCCGGGTTGGTTGTCGCCCATTTCGATGGTCTCGTGACGGCCGCGCATGACCACCTCTACGGCGCTTACATCACCGGTATCGTCCTGCTGGAAGCCGCCGGCAAAACGCAGGGCGATACCTGAAGCGTTCACGGCGCCGAACTGGCGCAGCGCGATCAGATCCAGCCCGCCGGTCTTCCATTCGAACTGGATGCCGTCATCGGAAAAACCGAGGTCAGCCTTGACCGGGCCGTTCATGCCGCCGCCGCGATAGCTCTCCATTTTGCGGCCGAGCGGGGGCAGGGTGACGCTCTTGACCACGCCGACGTAGCTGTTGGCGTCGTTGAACAGGTTGAGGTTTTTCAGTTTGCGCGGCAGGGCCATGGCGCCGTTCTCCGGTTAGCGGTTGATCTGGCTGGCGAAGTTGATGAGGTAGCGGTCGGTGATGCGTTGACGCAGGGTCAGGTCTTCCAGCGGCGGGATCGGTGTGTAGTCGTAATCCAGCCAGAGCTTGCCGGCCTTGAGGGTGTCTTTTGTGTTGATGTCTTCGGGGTACCAGCAGCCCCCGCCGACCAGATAACCCGCCGCGACCTTGGTGCGAAATTCGGCGTTGACCGCTTCGATCATGTCGCGCACCAGTGAGGCGTGCATGGGTTTATCCATCGCCCACATCTGCGCGCCAGCCATGGTGTCGGACAGGACTTGTGCGGTGCGGGTGTAGTTCTCAAAGGCGAATTGCGGGTCATCACTGCAGGTGCGGCTTCCCCAGAAACGAAAGCCGCCCTCGTTGATTAGCGTGGTGACTTCGTGCCCGTTGAGGTAGTTGGCATCGGTTACCGGGTTTTGCAGATCCCAGAACACGTCAGCGTTGATACCGGTAACGCCATTCACGGCGACGTTGGATAAGGTTTTGTGCCAGCCGGTTTGCTGATCGATCTTGGCGCGCAGGCCTAGCGCATTGGCCACCGCGCTCGCGTTCGCAGTCTTGTTGGTGGCGGTGTTCCAGTTGAGGAAATCAGGCCAGATGACCATGGCTTCCCGCGCCCCGAAGTTGCGACGGTAGGCGACGGCCTCTTCTTTGGTCTGGCAGCCCCAGGCGCTGATGTAGGCGAATGCGCGCAGTTGTTGAGCAAGTGCCGTGAGGGCGGTGGCTACGGGCAACGAGTCGAGTCCGGGCACGCCCAGAATGCGCGGCACCAATCCCAATCGGGATTTAGCGGCAAGCAGCGCTTTCATGCCGGTGTATTTGCCGGACTCGGTGGTGGTGCCGATCAAGGCGCTGGCTGTTTCCGCTTCGTCCTGGCCTTCCTTTACGCGCACGACAATTACATAAGGTTTGGTCTGGTTGGTGATGGCTTGCAGGCTGACGGCCAACGTACCTTTTTCACCGGCCTTGCCGATGGCGCTCTGTACGTTGCTGATCAGCACAGGCGTGTCCAGTGGGAAGGTCGTTACATCGGCATCATCAGCGGTGCAAACCATACCGATGACGGCGGTCGGGATCGTGCGGATCGGGCGTGAGCCATCGTTGAGTTCGATGACTCGGACGCCGTGAAGATAATCAGACATGGGAACGGCCTGTGCAGTGAGCGTGAGGTCGATGCACAGGTTGCCGCTGGAGGGCTAATACGTCGCGCGGTGAGCGTTGTAGCAGCGGGGTTTACAGTACGCAGCTTTAACGGCGCAGTTGCTCATGAGGCGCTGTCGGCCATTCGATTTTGTCGGGAAACTTATCCTGCTGTTCAATGCGGTTAAGCTCGACGCTGTAGCGCATCCACGTCACCAGCCAGTCCATTTCGGACTCTGTCGCGGTGCCGAGCTTTTCTGCGTATTGCAGCGGTGCAATGCGCAGCTGTGCTTCGCGTAGCAACTCGTCGCGACGATCCAGAGCTTGCAGGGTTTGAGTGGCGCGCTGAGCTGATTTGTCGAGCGTCCACTTGCCGTTTTTCCAGATGAAATGTTCACTTGGGCGAGGTTCGCGAGTGAGGCCTTCGGGCAGATCCCCTAGCGCGTACCAACCGAGTTCGCTGCCATCGTCAGTCCAAAAGACTGGGCCACGCAGATCGCGGGTCTGTTGAGGGCGGCCATCAATCATGGCCCAGATGTGTTCAGACTTCGCAGGCGCAAGAACCTTGGGCAGCAGCACTGCATTACCGGGCACTTGCGGGCCGAAACCAGGGATCGGGGGAAACGTCACCGGCCCGGCCAAAGCTCCGGCGTCGTCTATCAAATAAGTAATCATCGGAACCTCAAATCATCTTGATACAGCCGGGATAGGCGATGTTTCGTGGACGGGTTTCGGCGTCACCTATGCGGCCGAGGTAGGGAGGTGAAAAGTTGTGTGAGACAACATGCTGCAACCGGGCACTACCACGGGCTACGGATGCAGGAACCAGCGAATCGAGATTGCCGGTGCCTTCACCCAGTGACGCAGCGTGGGTGTGCTGCTCGAAAGCGTCAGACGTCCATGAGCCTGCTACTCGTCCCGCAACCATCCAGGCACCGGAGCCTTCGAAACTGGATTTGGTTGAAACGACGATTTCCCCATCGTTCACCTCAATGATTTTGGTCCCCCTCGGAAAATTGGCGCCTTCGAAAGGCATCCCGGCTATGAGCGTTGTCTGGGCTCTAACCTCTGTAATGACGGGACTGCCCATTTTGGCGATACCGGTAAGGGTGGTTTTTTCGACGTAGCGACCTTGATCGAGCACTCTGAGAAACTCGCCTCGCGCCTCGGGGGAGCGAAACGTCGTCTTGTCGTTACCTGTGCTCCATGCGCCCTCCATTCGCCGCTCTCTTTCCGGATAGAGCATTCCTGACTTCTGGGCGTGATCCCACAACCAGGGCCATTCAATGCGCTTGAGCAATTGACCATTCAGAGCGCCATAACCGCCGGGGTTGAACACGGTGGTGGTTTCAAAAACCGGGCGTCCCAAGGGAGTACTGTCGAAGCGACCCACCGGCCACCAACTACCAGCGCCGTCGCTGCGCAGATGCCACCAATCGCCGGCCCCCATCAATACGAGAAATGGGTAACCGGCGAGGTTGAGATGAGTGTGAAATTTCAGAGCGTCATTCTCAGCCGCTTTCACCATGAGCCGGTGGATGCTGTTGTCTGTGCGGTGAACGATGACATCGCGGGTACCCAGGGCTGCGTTGGCAGGTGGGAGCTCAACGGTCAGCGGGGCAACGCTGGCATCAATCAAAACGATGCCCAGCTCTTTGGGCTTCAGGCTTCTTGAAGACGACACGGATGTAAATATCGGCCCGGCACGGACCGAGCGATCAACATAGTCACGGGTAGCCAGCACCACCGACGGATCAACTTTCAGCTGAATATTTGCCGTGCCGCTGGTGATGATGTGCATCCGCACCACCTGGTTACGACCGGAACCTTGGACGAGCAGTGGCTTGTAGCTCGGCGCCACGTTGGCGATTGCCGAAAACACGCCTTCATCGTCTTCAAGTGCAAGCTCGCGAATCCACCAACCACCGACATCCGGAGGGAGCACCAGCTCGGCGATGAGGACGTTTTCGTCGGTCGGTGAAACGTACAGCTGGTTGAGTTGGGCGCGGTATCGCTGATTGATCAGCTTGGTTTGCGTCGTACTGGGCACAGGGTCGGTGCCGTTGGCGTCACCGATCAGCATATAGCTCGGCTGCCACGGAACGCCGAGGGCATCGCAGTGGGTTTTCTTGGCGGCGCCCAACGTCGTGAGCATGCCGCCGAAAATAGAGTTCTGATCAACCATGAGGGTACACATCCAGTTCGTCGAGGGTGTAAAGACTCACGCCGCTGTAGCCCCGGACTGATACGTCGATATCCGGGTTGTTCCACGGGTACACGTCGATGTCGTCACCGTCGTAAACGGCGACACCCACGAACGTGTCGAGTCGGGTTTCAAGAATGATGTCGAGGCCGGTCAGGTGCCGGGTGAGGGGCTTGGCATCGTCGATGAGCCACATCAGTTCCTGGTACATGGCTTCGGTGATGCCGGAGTCGAGGACGCCGATGCGTAGGGTGAAGGTGCCGGGTGTGCCGGGTGGGATGGTCTGCCACCATTCAGCGATCTCGATCAGGTAGCCCAGCGGCTCAACTACACGGCGTAAGGCGCCGATGGTGCCCTTGTGCGAGTGGACGTAGTACGCCGCGCGGCAGGCTGCGCGCTTGGCCGACTCGGGCCATTTGCTGTCCCAGCGATCCACAGAAAAAGCCCAAGCTAGGTACGGCAGCAAGGGCAGCGGGCATTTGTCCGGGTTGTAGAGTGTGCGCAACGGAATCGGCACGCGCTGAATTTCTGCCAAGGCCTGCGCGGCTTGGCGTTCCAGTGGTGTTGAGTTGCCGGGTAGCAGTGGCTGGTAGGTCATCACGCAACCCCCAATGTCAGTTCCACACTCGTGCAATAAGGCGCCTGGTACTTGGTGGCGACGATGTCTTCCCAGTCTTCCAGTACGACTTTGCGCACGCCCTCGACGTGCAGCGCGGCATGCACGATGGACTCGGAAACCTCCAATGCGAGACGCCGACGCTGATGCACGAACTGGAGCAACTGGGCTTCGGCTGCTGCGAGGACCAATTCAGTTTCGGGGCCATTGCTCAACGGGTAGATCCGCGCCTTGATCTGGTAGTTGATGATCTCGGCGCCCTGGACGGTGAGGCGATCCGCGACGGGGCGGCGGTCGTCATCGCTGAGGTAGGTTTTGACCTTGTCGAGCAGAGCCGGGGACGCTGTTCCATCGCCCAGCACGGATTGCACGGTGACCACGGCTTCGGCCGGCGCCGGGCTTTCGGCGGTGGCGTCGGCGACCTGTCCGTCAGCGGACCGGGCGTGAAAGATGTAGCTGTTGCGCGGGCCGGCGGTGCTGAGGCCTTCCCATGCCATTTGCGCGCGTTCGCGCAGGCTGTCGTCGTTTTCCATCAGCTTGGGGAGGGGCGGTAGGGCTGTCGGGTTTGCAGCCTGAATGACTAACCGTTTCACGTTGAAGTTGGCGGCGAGTTGTTCGAGGTCAGTGCCTTTGGCCAGGGCGAGCATATTGGCAACGGATGCTTCGTTGACTCGCTGACGCCAGACGGTTTCGCGGTATGCGTTTTCCTCGAGTAATTTGGTCAGTGGCTCCGACTCCATGTTGAGGCGTGCAGCGATCTCCGCTTGTTCCTCCACAGGCCAAAGGCTGACGGCGTAGGCCTTGCGCTCGGCGAGGATCTGCTCGTAGTCGATCTGTTCGACGATCTGCGGCGCCGGCAGTTGGCCAAGGTCGATGGCGACAAAAGTATTCATACGCTGCCCCCCAATTGCAGAGGGACGCTCAGGCTCAGCGGCTGATTGTTGTCGACGATGGTGCCTTCGAACTCCAGCGACGACTGGCCCTGAAGGTTCGCGCCGATGAACTGGATACGGCTGAGGCTGATGCGGGTTTCCCAACGCATTAGGGCCATGACGGTGGCGGCGTACACCTGCAAGCGGGTGAAGTCGTTGAACGGCTGATCCACCAGCTCGGGGAGCAGGCTGCCGTATTCGCGGCGCATGACGCGGGTGCCGATGCGCGTGGTCAGGATATCGGTGATGGACTGGGCGATGTGTTCGACCAGGCCGAGGGCTGCACCGGTTTCTCGATTCATTCGGGTTTCCCCGTTTTTGCGCTGCCGGGCATTACGTTACCGTGCGGGTGGTTGACCAGGCTGATGTTGGCGGCGACCACGTCCACGGACACGGTTACTTCGCCGGTGATGGTCTGGTTGCCGGTTTGTGTGTAGTCGCCCTGATGGGTGATCGGGCCGACGATGTGGATGCCGCCCGAGCTGATCAGGTTGGTGGTGCCGCCTTCGGCCAGCGTGGCGTTGAGGTGGTGCGCGACGCTGTCGTACTCGATAACGGTGCCGTCACGGTAGGTGCAGCGGTGCAGGCCTTCGCGGTCGCCGTTGGCTGGGTTGTGGTCGCTGAACAGGCCGGTCAGAACGATGCCGTTGGCGAGCTGGCCGGAGGGACTGAAGAGGATGGCTTGTTCGCCGAATGTGGGCGGGTTCCACTCGCAGTCGGCACCGGCTCGGGGGGCGATCCATGGGAGCCAGCCGGTGGTGAGCGTTCCAGTTTTGACTTGGACGCGCGGGGGCTTCATCTGGACGGCAGCGATGATGCCGAGGCGGATGAGGTTTTCGATTAGGCGGGCGAGGGTGGCTAAGTCGTTCATGGCGCTGATGGTCGCGCCATGAACTGGTAAGTGCAGCTTCAGATGGTTGTAAAGGTGCTTCTTACAGGTTTTAGTCTGTTATTTGAGGACCCAAAATAAAAGAATGATTAGCGTTGTCGCGAGAGTTAGCGAGAAAAAAGTCAATATGAGATTTAATTTTTTATCGAGTTTGATTGTAGATGCGATCAACTCATTTATTTTTTGCGTGTTGTCATTTGGGGTTTGAGTTGCAGACTGTACATGGTAATCCGTCGTGTTAGTGTCTGCGTAAGCAGCTACGATGCTGCCGCCCGCACCAGCGCAAGCTAGGGAAATGAGCTGAGTATATAAGCTGAGTTGAAGCTTTAAGTCGTTGTAAAGTTGCGTATCTTTTTCTATGAACAAAAAATAGTACTCGGTGTACATTATTTGGAATAAGACGCCGAATCCAACCAAGCACATTCCTTTTGCGAAGCGGCTTATCTTCAGCTCTAGAAGTAATATAAGACCAATAAAACCTGTCGCTGCTCCGCCATATATTGCAAGTTCTGGATGTTTGCTCTCTATTAGAAGAGGAGTGGCCACAATTCCTGCGATAGCTACGATAAGGGCAATGGCAGCAATTACAGCATCTTTCACTTTCATAAATCTGAGTCCTTTCTAGGTTTTCTGATGCGTTTTTTTGCGGCGTATTATGCACGAAATCTGCTTGAAGAGATGGAAAATCGGGATGTAAATTTTCATGCGCTGACAGTTAGTTCAGTTCCCCAATTTTTACTGCTAAGCGCAACGTTCCCGTTTGGGTTGTTGACTAGGCTAATACTGCCCGCGACCACCTCCATGGAAATGATGACCTAGCCGGTGACGTTCCAATTGCCGCGCGGCCTCAATCGGTAGTTCGATTCGCGGCGGGCTCCGCCAAGGGGCGATCCGTGGTAATTAAGCGATAATGAGCGAACCGGATTTTACCTGAGCACGCGGGGGCATCTTCGGGGCAACGGCGATGGTGCCGAGGCGGATGATATCTTAGATCAGGCGGGCGAGGGTGGCTAAGTCGTTCATGGCGCCGATGGTGGCGCCACGATCGAATGTTCACGGCATCTGGGACTTGTGCAGCATTGATGTACAACTTCAGCGAGGCTCGTCACCGCCTGTCGACGGTTCAATACTCTTTTTTGATCTGGCTGATTCCAGTATTTCAGGGACGTGCGCTGCAATATAAATTAAAA